ATCTTCCCAGATGGCACATCTTCTTATGGAAGAGTATTCCCAGTTCTAACTTCTATAAGTTCTACTACTTTCACTATGAATGCTGGAGTTTCTACAATTCCACATATATTTGAAGGATGGTCTGAGATTGGAATTACTACATTCTCTTACTATGAGGTCACTGGACTATCAACTGTGACAACATCTACAAATCATGAGTTTGCAGTTGGAGATAAAGTAACTTTAGCTGGACTTGCGTTTACTTGCGATTCGCAATACGTGGGTCTAACTACAACAATTTTCCCAGATGGTACTTCGGAATATGGTTACACTTTCACTGTTACTGCAGTTAATAGTGCAACAGAGTTTGAGTTTCTTGCTGGAATATCTACTATCGTACACTACTACACTGGTGGTGGACATACCAAGAAAGTTCCAACGGTTCAAAGAGTTTTAAGATATACTGATGATAGTACTGATGGAGCTAGGGACTTTAGAGTAGTTTCTATTGGATCTACCAATGAGTTTACTGTTTTAGCTGGTTCTATTTCAACAATACCGCACTATTATACTCAAGGCGGAATAGTAACATTCAAACAATATGAACCTTTCATTTTGACAGTTGAAGAGGTACAAACTGATACATTTGCTGGTTTCTATCCAGGTCAGTTTATACAGTTTGATGATATTTCTACATTCTTTAATGGATTTAGGAAAAAGTTTACACTTGCAACCACACTTAATGGAGTAAGAACTGTTATAGGACTTAAAGTTCCAGATGGAACTGACTTAGATATAACTAATAACATCTTCATCTATATTAATGATGTGTTACAAGTTCCCGGTACATCATATTCGTTCTCTGGAAGTAGAATAACTTTCACTGAGGCTCCAAAAGCTGGATCAAAGTGTGTTATCCTTTACTATAGAGGATCTTCAGTTGACGTTGAATTGATCGATCCACCAAAAACAATTAAACCAGGTGATAATATTGTTATTCAGGAAAATCCACTAGATCCTTATGATATTTCACAATTTGATAGAGTTGTTAAAAAGATTGTTACTTCGGATCAATTAGAAACTTTCAATTATTATTCTGTTGGTATTATTACCGATCCAACAAGAGTAAGACCACTGACATGGAAGAAACAACTTAGTGACACTGTTATCAGTGGAACACTTTATTCTAAGTCTAGACCAAGTTTGCAGAGTGGCGTTAGACCTTTTGCTACAGTAATTAAAAAGATTCTACCAGATGACACATCAATCTATGTTGATAATGCATACCCACTGTTTACGGATATTGATAAACTTTCTGAAGATATTAGAGACATTTTAATTTTAGAGAATAAAACAGTTGAACAGTGTCTTACTGAGACCGTAGTTGCCACTTCATCCACAGTTTCTACTATTAATATTACAAATGGTGGAGTTGGATATGCAAATACGTTATCTCCAAAAGTTATTATTTCCGAGTCATCTATCAATCAAAAAGATCCAATTTTCAATTGGAAGGGTTCTACTGGTTTGACCACAACATATTCTTTAAATTCTTTGAAATTCAATGATAGATTTGTTGCTGTTGGAGCCAATGCTGTTTATGCAACAAGTTATGATGGAATAGATTGGCAAATCGGCACAGTTGGTTTTGGCCAAACTCAGAGTATAGATTTCAATTCTATTGAGTCTGTTGGTATTGGTACAAGTAATTTATTAGTTTCTGTTGGTAGTCTCGGTAAAATTGTAAAAGCAACAGACTATAATACCTCCACTTCAGTTTGGGAACAAATTCCTTTGAAGGAAGATGTTGCTCTTCCTGGGTTTGGTGTTATTAATCAAGTGGGCAGTGGATATACTGGAACATTTAATCAAATTGTATATTCCAGCGTTACTGATAGTTGGGTAGCTGTTGGAGCTGCAGGATCCATATTTGTTGCTACTGGAGTAACCACCGACGCATTTATCAATAGATTCTCATCTACTCTTTCTGATCTCAATAGTGTTGCATTTGGTGCAGAATATTTTGTCGCAGTCGGCGCGGATGGAGTTATTAGAACTTCTAACAATGGTGCAATTTGGGAAAATGCATCTTCCCCAGTTTCCACTAACTTGAATAAAGTAATCTATGCTGATGGAAGATTTGTGGCTGTTGGTAATAATGGAAAGGTTTTACGTAATCTCACAAGAGATACATATGAAATTATTGCAAATAATTTGGGAACTCTTGATATTACCAATGTTTATTACAGTTATGGATTCTACGTCGCTACTGTTTCCAATGGTGATGTATACTATTCATTTGATCTGTCTGATTGGATTTATAGATCTACAAAACAATCCAATTATATAAATGACTTTGTGTTTGAAGATAGTCTTGGTTCTGATGGCAGGTATGTTATTGTTGGAGTCGGTGCTACAGCAATGTATGCAGAACCAGTTCTCAATAGAGCCACTGCAATCTCATCAGTAACCAATGGAGTTGTTACTTCTATAGAAGTTGATAATCCTGGTTTTGGTTATGATCCAAATAATCCACCTCCAGCTATAGTTGAACTTGATACTTATAAGACTGAAACTGTAAAATCTTTTAAAGTAGTTGGTGATTTTGGAATTATTATTGGTATTCAAACTTACATTAGTGGAACACCTGGAATTGGAACAACTTCTCCAAAAATTTCCTTTACCTTGAAATCTGAACAATATGATAATAGTACTCTAGGTATTGGATATTCATCACTCAATGTTTTAGGAGTTACGAATAGTCAATTATCCAAGGGTGATTATTTTGTCATTACAGATAGTAACGTTGAAACTGGTGGAAATCTGATTGGAATTTCAACACTTCTTGGGGGAATGTCAAGTTATCCAGATTCCGTTGTCGGGGTTGCTACACAGTTCTTAGATGGAGTTTATAGAGTAGAAGATGTTACGACACCTTCGATCGGCATTGTTACGGTAACATGTAATTTTGCTCCTATGATTGATAATTATGTACAGGTCTGGCCTAGAGGTGAAAATGATACTGGAGTTAATACTGGTGGATTCTATGGAAGATATAGTTGGGCAAAGATCTATGATTATCAAAATAGAATCTTGGGCGATCCACAAACATTTGATGTATTCATTGACAATGGAATTACCGGATTATCTACATCTCCAAAAGTTTTAAGAACAAGAACTGTAGTTAGTCAATAAAAGGTGACTAAATAAAAAAAAGTATAGTTAACAATGCCCGCTATAATATCGGATCAATTCAGAATTCTGAATGCAGAAAACTTTGTCAAAAGTGTTTCTGGCGTAGGTGACACTTCAAACAAATATTATACTTTCATCGGACTTCCGAATAGCAACGATTCGGCTGCTGGTGGATCTCCAACTTGGTCTTCCAATACTCCATCTCCTGTTGATGGATTTAGGGAAGAGTACCAAGTTAAAGAAAGTATTATATCTTTGAAACAGATAACAAATCAAGATGTACGGAGACTGGTTAGAAAGGTAAATTGGGTGGCTGGAAATACTTATGAAATGTATAGACATGACTATAATGTTTTTAATGTAACTCCAGTTACTTCTCAGACTGGACTTTATGAAGCAAATTATTATGTCATAAACGAGGACTTGAGAGTTTATGTTTGTCTGCAGAATGGAACTGACCCAGAAAATCCTAAAGGAAGACCATCTTTCGACCAACCTACATTTATTGATCTAGAGGCAAGAGCTGCGGGTGCAAGTGGTGACGGATATATTTGGAAATATCTTTATACTATTAAACCATCAGAGATTGTAAAATTTGACTCTATTGAGTACATTCCAGTTCCAGATAGTTGGGGGGAATCTGGAGAGTCAATCGCAACAAAAAATAATGCGGTTGATGGGAAAATAGAAGTCGTTTTGGTTAATAATAGAGGTGCAAATTATCAGCCAATCTCTACGTCTTTTTCAAATGTTCCAATTTTGGGAGATGGATCTGGTGGAAAAGCTACTATTACGATCGATTCTTTTGGTAAAGTATCTGAAATTTTTGTTACGGACGGTGGTAAAGGATATACTTATGGAACCATACAATTCTATCCTGGAGCTCCAGGGTCGGAAATTAATGGTCCACTAAGTCAGTTGAGTAATACTGGAATTGGTACAACGTCCATATCATCATTTAACGTTATTATTCCACCAAAAGGTGGACATGGATATGACGTTTATAGAGAACTTGGTGCATACAGAGTCCTCTTATATTCAAGATATGAAACTTTGGAGAGCAATCCTGATATTATTTTAGGTAATGATTTTGCTAGAGTGGGAATATTGAAGAATCCTACTATTGTTGGTAGTGATGTTCAAGTTTTAGATGCTTCGGTTGTTAGTGGATTAAATGCATTGAAACTGGCCGGTGTTACAACAAACACAACTTATGGTGTTGATTCGGTTATCAAACAAACCGTTGGTTTGGGGTCTACTGCGATTGGATATGTTGCATCATGGGATCCAATAACCGGAGTATTAAAGTACTATCAACCAACAGGACTGGCTTCAAGTGAAACTGGATTTAAAATTATTCCTTTTACTGCAACTCCAGACGTTGGATATGGATTGACCATCAATTGTTCATCTATTGTTGGACCAACTTTGCAAATTAATTCTGGATTTAGTGGTGTAACTACCACAATAAATAATAGAATATACCAGTTAGGTCAAGATTTCGTATCTGGAATTTCTACTGCTGAGTATAACAAAAAATCTGGGGATGTTATTTACTTGGATAATAGACAACCTATTCCGAGATCTGCCAACCAAAAGGAAGACATTAAAATTGTATTGGAGTTTTAAATAAAAATGGCACAAAATACAAATCTAAACACATCCCCATATTTTGACGATTTTGATGTAACTAGAAATTATCAACGAGTCTTATTTAAGCCAGGAACTCCAATCCAAGCTAGAGAACTGACAACACTACAGTCAATTCTTCAAAATCAAGTTGAAAAATTTGGCAAACACTTTTTCAAAGAGGGTCAAGTAGTAATTCCAGGAAATACTGCTTATGATTCTGAGTACACATGTGTTCAGATTGACCCAACTCACTTGGGAATTCCAGTATCTACATATATTGAATATTTGGTAGGGAAGAGAATTAAAGGCGAGACGAGTGGAGTTTTTGCCAAAGTTGAAAGATATATCACTAGCGATGAGTCGGAAAGAGATAATTATACTCTATACATAAAATATCAAAGTGCAAGTGAAGATGATTTTTCTACAAGTACATTTGTGGATGGTGAAAATCTTATCGTTTTGGATAATGTTGATTATGGTTTAGGTGTTATTAGAACTGAATCTTCATTTGCTACTACAATCATTGAAGGTTCAGTTGCTACTGGATCTGCGATCAAAATTGAAGAAGGTGTATATTTTATAAGAGGATTTTTCGTAGATGTCTTTCCTCAGGCAGTAATATTAGATCAATATACCAATGTCCCAAACTATAGGGTTGGCCTATCTATTTTCGAGGACATTGCTGTACCATCTCAATCAAATCAAGACTTATTTGATAATGCAAGAGGATTTTCAAACTTTGCTGCTCCTGGTGCAGACAGATTAAGAATTACGGCCACTCTCATTAAAAAATCACTAGATGACTTTAATGATGAGAATTTTGTTGAGTTGGTTAGAATTGAAAATGGAATTATTAAAAAAGTTCCAAAAAAAGAAGATGCTCCCAAACTTATTACAGATGAGTTGGCCAGAAGAACCAACGAAGAGTCTGGAGATTACTATGTAAAACCATTCAGTGTAATTGCTAAAGAATCTTTAAACAATAAGATTGGAAATAATGGTGTTTATAACGTAGGTCAATTAACAAAACAAGGAAATACTCCATCAAATGATCTACTAGCACTACAAATATCTCCAGGAAAGGCTTATGTGAGGGGATATGAAGTAGAGACTCTTATAACTGTAAACGCAGATTTGGAGAAACCAAGAACAACCGAAAGCGTCAAGGATATAACAGTTCCATTTAGTCTTGGAAATCAAGTTGAAGTTGATAATGTCTATGGAACACTCCCCGTTGGATATGGTGTCAGTAGTCAGGTAACTTTATATTCAGAAAGAACTGTAACTCCTGGTGTTGCTGCTGGAATTCCCATTGGAATAGGTAGGGTATATGATCTGAAATTAAAAAATGCAGAATATCAAGGTCCTGAGACTGTTTTTGAAGCCTCCGCTTTTGACTTGCAAACATATACTTATTTGCAATTAAATACATCAATATCTTTAACTGTACCTGCTTATGTTGAAGGTAAGAATAGTTCTGCATCTGGATTTTTGGTTTCCGATGTAAACAACAGTAGTCAAATAGTACTCTATCAAGCTTCTGGTGAGTTTACTATCGGAGAACAATTGCAGATTGATGGTGAAGATGTTTCTAGAACTATTACCAATATTAGAGATTGGACTCTCGGTGATGTTCGACAAGTTGTTGGGTATGTCGGAGCTACTACATCCTTTACTTCTGATACAATAATCAACCAAGCAGTTCCACTTGGACCGCAGAACTCAGAGTACACTATTTCGGCTAATTCTGGTGGTATAAGTACAGTAACTACATCAGTTTCTACTTTCGGAGTTGGAATTAATACGGGTGATATTTTTGTCTATACTAAAAAAGGTGAAACTTTACCAACTTATAATAGAGTTACCGAAGTAAATGCTGCTGGAAAAACCATAAAACTTCAAGCCACTACAAATGTTGCTGGAGTCTCTATTGGTAGTTTGCCAACTAGTGAAGTGGAAACTAGTGATTTGGTAAAAGGTATCTCTGTTTTGGTCAACACTAGAGAGGCATATTTCTTCGCGGATTTGGAACATTCCAATATTGCCAATATGGATGTATCTGAAGGTGAAATCGTTTTTAGAAAATCTTATCCAGTAACAATTGCTTCAAATGGATTGACTGCCACTTTAGAAAGTGATACCAATCTTTCACTAGAACAATTTGACGAAGAAGATTATAACCTAGTTTTTGATGATGGAACTATTGAGACTTTAACTTCTGGCCAAGTTACTATTAGTGCAGCGAGAACTATAACTCTGACCAATTTGAGTCAGAATGGGCCTGCAACTTTAACTGTTACTCTTAAAAAGAGAAGATTAAAACCTAGAAAGAAAATTTATAATAGATGTTCTGTTTTAAATATTGTAAATTCTAGTTCAAATTCATCCGGAGTTGGAAGCACCACCCTTTCCGATGGACTAACATATGGACCTTATTACGGAACTAGAGTTCAGGATGAAAAAATATCTTTGAATGTTCCTGATGTAGTTTTTGTTGCGGGAATTTTTGAATCCTCGGATGAAAATGATGCAGATCTACCAAAATTAGAACTCATTGACTTGAATGCAAACATTTTGAATGCAATCAAAGGTGAGATTGTTTATGGTCAGACAAGTAATGCAATGGGAATGTTCGTTGCAACTAATGGAACTAATGAAATAGAATTCGTATATACAAATGAAAATACTTTCCAAGCAGGAGAAAAAATTCTTCTGTATGAATCAAATATTAGTGCAGAAATAAGTCTTCTTATAGAAGGAGACAGAAATATAATTGGAGACTTTATTTTCGAAAATGGTCAGACAGAAGAAATTGCAGATTTCTCATCTATAAGAAGAAAATCGGGAGTAACTGCACCTTCAAGAAGATTGAAAGTAGTGTACAACCATTATTATATTGATCCCAATGATGATGGAGATTTTGTAACCGTCAACTCTTATGATGCTGATAGATATTCAACAGATCTCCCCCAAATTGGATCTTTTAGGGGAAGTGATATTATTGACCTTAGACCTAGAGTTACTCCATATGATAGTTCAGTAACTCCATATTCTCCTTTTGAATTCAATTCAAGACAATTCCTACCATCAACAAACTCAACTCCATATAACTTCGCTAAAGATAAGGATTTATTCTTATCCTATGACTACTATCTTGCAAGAACGGATAAGTTATACCTTAACAGATATGGAGAATTTTTTGTATCTAAAGGTGTTCCATCTTTAAAACCAGTTGAACCACCCGGTGTTGAAAATTCTCTAGAAGTTGCTACAATTACTATGAGACCCTATGTTTATAACGTAGGTGATGTAACTGTACAATTATCTCCACATAAACGTTATAGAATGCAAGATATAGCGAGACTGGAAGATAGACTGAGAAATGTAGAATACTATACTTCATTGTCTCTCTTAGAAACAGATACTAAGAACTTGAAAGTAAGAGATTCCCAAACTCAACTTGATAGATTCAAGTGTGGTTTCTTAGTAGATAACTTTAAGTCTGTTCAGACTGGAGCTCTTGGAGATCCACAACATAAGTGCAGTATTGACACCACAGATGGTTTACTTAGACCACAACACTATACTACTTCTATAGATCTCCTTCTCGGATCAGAAGCTGTTATTGGTGCTTCTAATTCTTCAAATCCAGATGCAGACTTGAGATTTGTTAAAGATTTGGGTAATCCAAATACTGTTAAAGTTGGTGATATTGTTTGTTTGAAATATTCGCATGTAGAATTCCTCAAGAATACTTTTGCAACTAGAATTGAAAATGTCAACCCATTTGCTGTTGTAAACTGGATTGGCGCGATTGAACTTAATCCCGCTACAGATACTTGGATCGAAACAAAAGGAACTAAAAAAACTGTAGATCAAGAAGGAAACTATGAAACTACTATCCAACAATTAGGAGTTGACACCAATACTGGACTATCTCCTATTGACTGGGGTGCATGGGAAACAACATGGACTGGAACAAAAGTCGTTGCCAGACAAAACATGGGAAGAATCCATGTTGGTTCACGAGTAATCGGTAGAAGCACCAGTAGAGGTAGTTTCCAAAAAGGAAGAGGCGTTCCTGAAACAACAAGAACGACTTTCCAAGACCAGTATACTAATTTTACAAACGTAACTACTTTAACTACCACAAAACAAGCTAGACAGGGTATTCAATATAAGGTATCTGAAAGATTTGATACTGTAAACCTGGGAACATTTGTGGTATCGACTGAAGTTATTCACGTTATGAGATCTAGAAATATTGAATTCATAGCAAGAAGACTGAAACCAAAAACACAACTATACGCATTTTTCGATGAAGTTGACATGCTTAAGTATGTCGTTCCAAAACTCATTGAAATTGAAATGAAGAGTGGTACTTTCGTTGTTGGGGAAACTGTCACGGGTACTGTTGGCACAACTTCTATCAGGTTTAGATTGGCTTCACCAAACCACAAGTATGGTCCATATAATAATGCTGATCAGGTTTACACACAAAATCCATATAAACCAAATCAAACAATTCCGTCTTCATATTCAACAACATCTAGCATACTGAATGTTGATACTGCTGCTTTGGAATTGCAATCTGCTTCTGGTTATTACGGACATATTGTTAAGAATATGCAACTTAAGGGAGAAAGTTCTAAAGCAATTGCGAAAGTAAAAAATCTGAGACTTATTACAGATTCTTCTGGTACTTTAATTGGATCTCTCTTTATCCCAGATTCCAAACTACAATCTACTCCATCCTTTGAAACCGGAACTAAGACATTTGTTCTTACAACTAGTTCAACTAACAGCACTATTGTTGGTTCCACGGATAGTACTGCTGATGCTAAGTTTACATCTTCTGGAACATTAAACAACACAGAAGAAGTTACTTTAAGAACTAGAAATGCAAATGTTGAAAGATTGAATCACTCTGAAGAGAGAACTCTAACGTCAAAGAAAACAACACTTCAGGCCGGAACTTCATTCTCAAATCGTACTGTAACTCAAACAAGATGGGTTGATCCACTTGCACAATCTTTTGAAGTTCCAGATGAAAACGGTGTATTCATAACCAAGTGTGATGTATTCTTCCAAGCAAAAGATACTAATGATTTGCCTGTCACGATGCAAATCAGAACAATGCAAACTGGTTTGCCAACTACAACCATTATCCCATTTGGTGAAGTGATCTTAGACCCAAGTCAAGTAAAACTATCAGATGACGGCAAGGTTCCAACAACATTTACTTTCCCATCTCCAGTATATCTTGAAACTGGAAATTCATATTGTGTAGTCCTTCTTTCTGCATCAAATGAATATAAAGTGTGGGTATCGAGAATGGGTGAAGAAGATGTAACTACTTTGGATCTACCAGAATCCCAGAAAGTAGTTGTGTCTCAACAACCGTTACTAGGTTCTCTTTTCAAATCACAAAATGGTGCAACATGGGATCCTAGCCAGTTGGAAGATTTGAAATTAACTCTCTATAGAGCTAATTTTGTCACAGAAGCCTCAACTGTAAGATTCTATAATCCAAAATTGGATGTTGGTAATAATCAAATTGTAACTTTAAGAGCAAATCCATTAGATACAATTTCTAAGTCTGTCCTCGTTGGTTTGGCTAAGAGTCTAAGTTCATCTGAAGTTAGTGGATTGACTCCTGGAAGTCCAGTATTCCAAAGTAACAACTCTGTATTCAGATCTAATCTGAGAAGTGTTGTTGGTGCTATTGGAATTGGAAGTACATTATCTGTAACAGGTCCTGGTATTGGATTTACCTCTGCATTTAAAACTTATTCCAATGTAGATGTTGTTTCCATAACAGGTAATGGTTTTGGCGCTAAAGTGAATTTAAGTGTTGATAATGGCGTTGCAATCGCAGCAACTGTTTCTATCGGTGGTACTGGTTATGCATATGGAGACGCTCTTGAAGTTGACTATGCCCAAACTGACAATCTTGGTACTAATTTAATTCTTAGTATTCCAAATAATGTTGGTGTCATTTCATCATTTAACTCATTGTTAGTTGATAGAGTTCAAGGAACTCTAACTCAAAATAGTACAGATAGTCTGTTCTATGTTGGTACTGGAGGAACCTCACTTCTCACGGGTGCAACTGTAAATACTATAACATCACTTTCTGATGGTCTACACTTTAAAGTAAGTCATAACAACCATGGAATGTATTCTTTGGTCGATAAAGTTACGTTAACTGGCATAGAACCAGATCAAAAACCACAAACTCTCAAGTCAACATATAATTCTACATCTACGCAAAGTATTGTTGTAAGTAATGTTGGAATTTTCACAAGTTTTGAGAATGTTACTGTTTCTGCGGTAAACCCAGGATATATTTTGATTGAAAATGAAGTAATAAAGTATACTGGTATTGTAACATCAACCAATAGTTTGACCGGAATAACCAGAAACATTGATAACACAGTTTCTGGAAGTTATGAACTTGAAGCTTCGGTATTCAAATATGAATTAAATGGAGTATCTTTAAGAAGAATAAACAAAACTCATAGTTTTGCAGATACCGATTTGGTAACCTATCCAGCAGATCTTGATTACTATTATCTAAAAGTGGACATGGGTTCCACTAGTGGTAGGGGAATTGATAGAACTCCTGGAAATGGTGCAGGATATCCAGCTCTCTATTTCAACTCTAATAAGTCTTGTGGATCATATGACACAGTTCCTTTGACTGGTTCTCCAAAAGGACCAAAAGCCACCCAAAATATACCTTTCAGTGTCATTAGACCAAATATTGCAACAATGTTGCCACAACAAACTTCAATTTCTGCAAAGGTGAGGACCTTCAGCGGATCTTCACCAGATTCTAACTTAACTTCATTTATAGATCAGGGTTTTGTGGACATTTCATTAAATGATAACACCGAATTCGATTCTCCAAGAATTATTGCTTCTCAAATAAATGAAGAGACTTATCTTCAGGACTTCCCAGGCAAGAAGTCATTTACAATGGAATTTACAATGAGCACTGATGATGAAAAAGTTTCTCCAGTTATTGACTTGGATAGAGTAAATCTTATCACCATCGCAAATAGAATTAACTCTAAGGTTACAAATTATGCAACAGATGCAAGAGTCAATTCTCTAGTAAATGATCCTACATCTGCAACTTACTTAAGTAGTGTTGTTATTCTTGATAAAGTTGCAGATAACTTGAAAGTATTCTTCGATGCATTTAGACACTCATCTAATGATATTCGAGTTTGTTATAGACTTTTCAGATCCGATTCTCCACAACAAGCCCAATTGTGGCAATTATTCCCAGGATACGACAATTTAGATGCAAATTCTCAAGTTGTAAATCCAGCCAAGAATAATGGAAGACCAGATAAGAAAGTTGCTGCATCAAAAGCTGAAGATAATTACAATTCATATGAATTTACAGCAAATAACTTACCACAATTTAATGGATTCCAAATAAAAATTCTAATGTCTGGTACTAATTCTGCATATGTACCTAAGATTAGAGATTTCAGAGTCATCGCAACCATTTAAAAGTATGAGTTTAATACCAGTAGAAGGAAACCGAGGTTTTTTTCGTGATGAAAATACCAAAGCTATCTTAAATTGTTCCGATTCGGAATATCAAGGGTATCTTGAATTGAAAAATAAAAAATTAAAAGAAGTTTCTAAACTCAATGAAATGAAAGAAAAAGTAAATGAAATTGATCAACTAAAATCTGATGTAAGTGAAATGAAAGATATGATGAAACTTATTATTCAAAAGCTGGAGTCAAATTCATAAATACTTAGAAACGGGCTCTAATAATGGCGGCAAGGAATGTAAACTTAGTTCTTGAACAGGGGGTTGACTTTCAGGCAACCTTCACAATCAATAACACCAATAATGCTCCATTAAATTTGACTGGATATTCTGGAATTTCTTCAATAAGAAAACACCCCTCATCGTCTACCGCATATCCATTGACTATAGAATTTCCAGACAGATTGAATGGGAAGGTTAGGATTTCTATGGGATATTCTGCTACTGATGCAATGGAAGGTGGTAGATATGTCTATGACGTTATATTGATTTCTCCAAACTCTTACAGAAGTAGAGCAGTTCAAGGTAACGTTCTAGTAACTCCAGGAGTATCATAATGTCGGATTACATAGTAACGCTGAACGAACCTGGTCCATATAGGATTGGTGTTGATTACGAAATTCCAACAAAATCCATACAATATGGCAATATCATTCTAGATGATATTAGTTCTCAGTTTGATGGAGTTGAAACCACATTTGCTTTAGCTAAAGATGGCACATCTTATGTGCCTATCAATGACCAACAACTTTTAGTAATGTCTGATGGTCAGATATTGAAACCAGAAAAAGATTTTACTATTTCTGGTGCGAATATTATATTTGACACGGCACCTTCTGCAAGTGTAGATAATACTATTGTTGCTTTAGCTACAACTGCAGACTTAACGAGAACAGTTAACTACATTGTAGATAGTGGGTCTATTGCAATGTTATCTGGCAATAAGGGATCTGTAACTATCGATGTTAGTGGAATTATTGAGTCTCTCACTATATTTTCTGATCAAGAAGGTGATTTGACTTTGGATATTAAAAAGTCCAATTATACCAATTTCCCAACATTTACATCAATAGTTGGTGGAGTATATCCCCAATTTTTAAATGCAAGAAAAGTCAAAGATGATGTACTAAATAATTGGGATAAGACAATTGTTGCTGGTGATATCTTAACCTTTGATGTTATTGCGGTCAATAACATTAATAGGTTCCTAATCTCTTTAAAATTAAAATTATAAATAAAGATAGTTAAATCAAACGTCACCAAAGTTGTAAGGAGTTGTTTAAATGGCACTATTAGTTCCTAATATTGGGGAAATTGAGTCACTAAGGTATTTGATTGCACAAAATAATCATACCGCTTCCTTAGCTGATCAGTCACCAAGAAATCTCGTTCTCAAACTCTTCACTAGTAATACGACTCCAGCGGAATCAGATGTTCCTTCTGCTACCGCTTATTATGAGCCATATGGAGTTGGTAATACTAATGCTTATGGATATGCACCATCCACTGGTTATCCATATTGTGTAAATAACAGAACCGATCAAAATTACACATCACAAACAGGTATTCTCCTAAACGGATCACGTTGGAGAATCAATAACGTTGGTTCAGGTACAACCGCAACCTATCCAGAACAGACCTTCACATTCACTGGTGACGCAGGTGATGTTTATGGTTACTATGTAACCCGTGCAAACAACATGCCTGTTGCTGTTCAGGGTGTTGTACACGGAGCAAACGTTGGTGTTGGAACAACTGTTGTTAAAGGAGATAACACCGACCCAGTAATCGGAGTTGTTGGAAACCAGTACATCACTATTGACCCAGATCAAAGTGTTGATGACCTAACTCTTGGAATGGTTGTCGGTGGTAACTCTGGTATTCAAAC